AGTTACACCGACAAAGATGATAGTTCCATTGATAGGTTGCTGGGCAAACGTGGTTCCCCAGTCTATCCATACCCTGCCTGCTGCATCGGTATTGATGGTATCGAAGCTAGGCACCCTGACCGCCTCTATGCCTGTCTCAGATCCTCTGACCTGGTAGGAGGGGTCTCCGGCCAGTCCACGCAGGACATCAAGCCCAAGGGCCGGGTACAGACTCTCCCCAACTCTGACCACCATCGGCACTCTGCGGACCAGCCCATCTACCTCTGGAGCGGTATTCACTACTCCCGTACCGACAGCCGCTTCTTGCAGCACAGAAACATTAGGCAGGATGCCCGAATAATTGATGGCATTCTCATTGACCTGACCCAGCGTGGCTACGCCGATGTGCCAGCCGTCCTGCCGATCCGTGTCGGCTGTGGCTACCGCAGAGAGGAATGTCGGCATCCGGGCCATGCTCTCGGCAAACTCGGAATCGCCACCAAAGCGGTCTTCTTCTGGAAACAGCACCGAATACACCACGGCCGCAGCGCCTGCATCGAAAAGATTTTGATTAAGCTGTGCAAGCTGCTGCCTGGGCCACGGCCATTGACCGCCGTCTGCTAATGCGGCTTCGTCAATGTTGTAGAGGGAGATGTTCTGGCTTTCGACCGGCTCTTTAATGGTTAGCAGCGCATCGAAGTATTTGAGTCTCAGGGTCTCGACAGGCCACGGATCAATGACCCGAAAAAGCAATAACGCAGCCAGTAAAGTTAGCAGAGTTTTCAATGCACCTGAAACTCATACCATTCGATAATCGAATCCCAGGGGATGACCATAGGAGCATTGACGATTCCCGGTGCCTTCTCATACAGATCAGTAGACAAAATAAGACATTCCTCATTATCTTTGGAAATCACATAGCCCATTGCAGATCGCAGAACCGGCAAAGAATTATCCTGGTCTTTAGACAACATATTTTCCGGGCTGATCCAGGCATCTTGCCAGACAACCTCAACAATCTGTCTTTTGTTCAAATTTCCTGACATTACCGCTTTTTCCCGGCGCTCTTTGTTCTCCTGAACGACCTGTTCTTAGCCTTGGAAGTCACCTTCAGGTTGCTGGCCTTTTTGTTTTTGGGGTTGCCGTCCTTATGATGTACGTCCTTTCCGTCACCTTTCGAGACCCTGCCCCTCTTTTTCATCGCAGCACGACTGGAATTACGGGCAGCACGACGCTTCTTCTGCTTTTTCTTGCCCTGGTAATTATCGTATTCCTTCCGATAATTCCTTTTCTTTTTCTTTTTAGCCATCTGCGCCTCCTAGTCGTACTGATTGATGGTAATGGTCTTGTTGCAGTTTGTCGTGCAATCAAACACCGCAATATAGGACTTTGCGCTTACACCGCTCTGCGTAGCGTTAACGGTATAGTTCCCTTGCTCCACGCGAACATTGCCAACGTGCGCCCCGTCACCTGATTGCGTCAGGTTGACCGTTGAGTTATCAGACGGGTTGTTCCTGAACTCAATATCCCCGTCTTTGTTACCGCTGCCTGACTGCGTGATCGTCGCATCGTTGTTGTTGCAGTTGTTGCATGACTTGATATACGCATTATGATCGCCGCTGCCTGACTGAGTTGCTGTCCAGGTTGAATCATCCCCGAAGGCATAGAACTTCGCGTAATGTTCTCCCGTTCCTGATTGGTTGATCGTGTAGACATTATCATCGCCTGACATATAGATTTCAGCTTCCTTGTCATCACCCGTTTGCGTGATTGTCATTTCGTTGTTGTCTTCATCGGCATCTATGTAACCAATATTGTCATTGCCATCCTGATTTATCGTGTATTCATTCCCGGTATGGTTTGTGTACTGAGAATAGGCTTTGGCAAGATTTCCGGTCCCGTCCTGGTCTATGTCAATCGTGGCACTGGAGCAGGTATGCGTAGCATAGGTTCCATTCGACAATCCGCACCACACGCGAGCGGTATTGCCTGACCCGATCTGGTCGATGTAGATACTGGTATTGGAACCCTTGGTGTCTATCTCGATTGAATTATCTGACGCAAAAACAGGCAAACTAAGGAGACTGATTAATATAAATCGCATTATCGCCCCCTCCGTTCACGGTGATATCGAGCTTCTTGCCTGCGGTCATCACCATGATGTTATAAGAATTTCCCTTATCAAGCTCAAGGTCGAAAGTGTTCTCAACGCTTCTGAAAATCGTCAGCACCTCACCTTCGACAAACGTGTACGTCTGGTTCTGCTGATCGAATCCCGGCAGGATACCCTCCAGTTCTACGCCACCTATCTCGGCTACCTCTTTTTTATCGGTTGCCGATACCTCGATAATGTTCAGCAAGTCAGTCAGGAAATCGACGTTCAGCAGGTCAATATCAAGTCTGCCAAGTTCGTCCTGTAACTCATCCTCGTCCAGTTCGTTCTCATCAAGTTCTGTTTCTTCCAGCAGATCCACATCTAGGATGTTAGAGGCCGTACCTGACTGCTCATCAACCGCTTCCACAATCTCATCAGGTGGACTGACAATGAGCAGGTTATCAATGAACCCCAGTGTCATATTTGACAAAACAACGGGCCGTGTCGGAGCCGCCTCTGAAACGGTCGTCATCGTTGCCTGAAACGGCTGGTTAAGAACCACCACGCTGGCAGTGGTTTCTACCGTTATCTCGCCGCTGGCACTGCCGTCTTCATTGGGCAGCAGGATAACCAGGCTTCGGCCTATCTCATCTACGGTCGTGGTGAAGTCAGTACCTCGTATCGCAATGGTTGCCGTAGGGGTGCGGATACTGATGTTCTCACGGTTAATACGCCCCAGCGCACCTGTAAGGAACCTTGCCGTACCACTCGCCATGTTAAGAGCCAGCCGGGAACGGGACGGGTCAGGATCAAAAACAAAATCATCTATGACAATCTTGCTGTGCTCAGTAAGCCTCAGAACAGAATCATCGAGGAAGGATATCGCCATCCTGCCATTACCAGTACGCACATCATCGTAACTGGCAATGCCGAGTTCCAGTTCTGCTATGAGAGAATCCGTCGTGTCCTGACGAACAACCTCACCAACGCCTCTAAGCTCAGTGATTTCACCGACTTGAGCATTAACTGCCAGTGGAAAAAAAACTAACAGCCACTTGTGCATTGGTCAATGTCAATCACACCGCCAGTAGTCACCGCAACAATATCCAATATGCCTGAAGTGCTGCCGCCTGAATTGGTCTGGTCAATGTCGATATTGTTGGTATTACCAGTGATGTCTGCGGTGATGGAGTGATTTGCATTTCCGGTTTGGGTTGTGTCGATGTCGTTTGAGTCGCCGTCCACATCCCAGTTGTTTGTTCCACCAACCACCTCACTGACCAGATTCAGATTGTTAGACGTTCCGGCAATTACGATGTCGGTATTTCCAGACGTTGCTGTTGCAGCCGCTCCCTGGGTGAATGTAAGGACGTTGGAGTCCCCCGTCGCGGCGAAATCGAAATCACTGCCAGCCGTATCCCCCGTCCCTCCAACTGCAAGAGTCTGGGTATTTGAGTCACCTGTGCTTGTCAGAGTAAACGAACTGCTGTTCCCTTGAGCGATTGACGCGGCAATGACATTTGAGTCACCGATTTGATCTACGTCTACAACCATGCTCGTTCCTGACAATGAGACTCTTGTCTGAGATGTTCCGACCACGTTAGAGTTTCCGATCTGGTCTATATTCATCGTCAGGGCCGACGATCCTCCCGATTGCGTGATATATATCGAGTTGTTGGCGCTATACGCAGATACCGCATAAGCAAATGAATACAAAAACAGCAGATATGCTGTACAGGTTTTAATGATGTTCCTGCTCATCTTTAACCTCCCGTGGAGTAATCCCACAAATCCTGTTCAATACCCTGGTGTATTATCTCCAGAACCGCCTGCTCAATTGCGCTTCTTACAGCGTATGTCGCTGTTTCATTCCTGGCTGCTCCGGCTTCCACCTCTATCAATTCAGTACCATTTTCTGTAAACCTGAAAGTATCAAATCCCGTTGATGTTGAATATACCTGCTTACTGGTAATCACATTCAGCAACACCTGTCCGGTCTGCACCAGAACGGCCCTGAGCGCCACTGTAACCTCGTCTACGCGATACTGATTACTAACCCCTATGCCAAGGTATCTCGCCCCTATACCGCCGCTTATGAGGTTTGTGTCATAACCTATGATACCGCCTGACATGATAAGACCGCTAAACAATAACGGCTCCAACCGATTAGATCCCTCTCCATCGTAGCTATTTCGGGTTGAAATAATCAGTTGTCGTTCTCGCGTCAGGGCATCCAGATCGCCACGTTCCGCCACCAAAAACCACTTTCCATTTCCCGCAGCCATCAGTGCGTCAATCAGGAAGCTGTCTGCGCCCTGCGTCACAGCGGTAGAAAATAACGCCATGTTGTCCGCTGTGGCCCTTTGCCCTGTCAGGTCTGAAAAGTTATAGACACTGACCACCGCTTTCTGGCGGGGCATAGGCAGATTAACCAGTTCATTCAGTGTCGGACGTTCTACCCGTGGTTCCGGCGAGCAATAGTTACTTAGCGTCCCGCATCGGTACGGATCAACACTCACGCAGCCGACAAGCGTCAATCCTGCCAGGCATAGGATCAGATACCGCACTCGTCCGTACTGCAAATACCGAAAGAACCGATTGGGATTCTGATTTCCGTAATTGCTCCGTCCACATCTGTGACTGTGAGGATAATCTCAGTGCCGGTATTCACGAAAGCAATGCTGTTGCCCTCCAGATCAAATACACCGCCTGACCCACCTTCCTCGGAATTGAATAACGATTCAGCCAGATCCCTGGAAAGCTGGGAAAAGATACGGCTCTCAAGATTTCTTATGAACTTGGCGAGCGTGGTATTTTCCTGCTCTCTCAGAAGCTCCTCTGCCCTTGACTCAGCTTTTTCAAGGATAGCCTGCCTCCGGGTGCGTTCCTGCTCGTCAATCGTCAGGTAATGAGCGGACTGCCCCATACCGTTAAACGAAGGACTCTTGAACTGGTAAACCAAATCAGTTGCTGCCGCAGGGAATGCGAGCAAACTAATCATCATTAACAATATTCTCATTTTTCTGCTCCCGAAGCTCAATGACCGTATCCAGTTTCTGCTGTAAGCGTATGATATCGTTATCTAACATACGGATGCGGTCAATCAATGCAATCAAGGTAACATTAGCATCTGCCAGTTTTGCCTTGATATTGTTGGTGATGAACGACCAAATATAATGGATCATGTATAGCAGACCCACCGTAGCGACTATTGGAAAGCCGTACTCGCTGATTGCTGCTGCTACATCCATTAATCTCTTCTTGCATCTTCTTTCCCGTCTGCCCTGGCGATCCTGTTCAGGTCCGGCCTGATGCCCAACACGCTGCACATCGTTGCATCAAGCCTGACAATATCATGATTCATGGTTTTTACCCTGTTATCAAGGGCTTGCACAATGCCGTGTATGCCATTCACCTGACCGATAACCGATTCTAAAATGTACTTAATGGTCAGGAAAATAAAAAACCCTGCGATCAGGGCAATGGCAATCGGGAAGCCAACATCTCCAATTAACGAGAAGGCTTCGTTCATTCCTCCTCACCCTTGAAATTCTTAGTCTGAGATGTCCCGGCATAAATACCAAACACCGCCGCCATAGCGCCGACAACAACAGACACCAGACCGGCTTGTTCCAGATTAGGTTCTTCCAGTGTCATAAACCAAATTACTACCTCGTAGAGAAGATAGATATATACACCGACAAAGACCCTCGGAAAGATACGCCATGCGTCTATCGTTTTAGCTAAATGAACCCATTTCTGATAAGGGTTTACGCCGATATTGTTAGGAGTTACTTCAACCTCAAGGTCGATTTTTCTCTTTATTGTTTCATTGTCCATATCATTCTTCCGTTGTTTCTGGCTCGTCCCTGGTCGGATCATTGTCCCGATAATACTTAATGATGTTAAGTGTTTGCCTGATATATCTCCTGATATCAGCAAGATTATTGGCTAAGTTCTCATAGGTCTGGGCTGTTAGCGCGTAGTAAGCAAGTGCAGGTGCATTACCTTCATCGTAATTATCAATGTATTCGCGCATCACGCTGGGGTTCAGCACTGTCCACTCAATCTCGGCAGGACTTACCGATTCAGGCAGCGGAGGATGGTACATAGGAGCAGGCTCGGTGATTGTAACCACCTCGACCGGAGCGACTTCAGGAACAGCCGGGGTTCTGCCAAACAATCCTCCCAGTGTTGAGCATCCCGTCAGGCACAACAGGCTACTGAATATCAGGAGCTTCATCGAATTGGCGCGGGTTAGTTAGATCAATGAACTGTTGGTGTACCTGTGCAGTACCCCTGTTTACAACGCCCTCAATCAGCCCCGGACGGGCGATAGCGAGGTTATTGAGGTCATGTCGGGCGAATGTATTACGCATCTCGGAGACCTCCTGACGGGCCTCATCGTTAGCTTCAGTTAGTTCTGTAATGCGTACCTGGTTCAGCCTCTGGTTTTCCAGTTGCTCCTGCAACTGCGTATTTTGATTGGCAATTGTGTTTTCAAGAACCTCTTGGTTATTAACCGCAGTCTGAAGCTCTACCTGAAGCTGACCTATCTGGGCCTTCTGCATATTGATGTAGAAGTAAGAGCCTCCGGCGGTGGCAACCAGTAAAAAACCAAGCACAATACCAAGATTCATAGTTACCTCAACCAGCCAACAACCTTTTGTCCTGCGATCATGTTACTTCCTCAAATATTTTTTTTGATCCTTTCTGGTATAGACAACCTTTCAAAAAAGTCAGGGTTTGACTTTTTTAAGTCCCGCAAAATTCCCCTGTCTGATCTGTTAAACGGCAAACCCATCTGCGCCTTAACAAGTGTTGCTGCATTGCTTCTAAATTCCTGAATGATTTTGTTGATTTCATCTATTTGCACAGAAGGGTATTTATCTAACTTTCTGTAACCAGGAGAAGTTACCAGCCGTTGAAGCGCAGTATGTGCGGGCTTGCCAGCCATCTCCACATAGTTCCAGTACAAATCATCTGGGATATCTTTACCCTGAATAGACCTTTGCGGCATTGCCGGATAATACTCAAGCCTTATTAACTCATTTGCTACCGGGTCATCCTTAGAATATGAAGAGTAAATAGGGGAAATAATATCCGGTCCCAGCCCGCCTGAAAGGGTAATAGGCTGACCCCAAAAGTTTTTTCTTGCGGAAAGGGTTTGTGACCAGCCCGGGATTCTTGACTTAACACGCTCCATCGCAGTCTGGGTATCCCTAAGAACCGGATCAACAGTTCTTGCTACCTGTGCTAATGCTGTAGGAACAACTGTTCCGACCATGTTCCTGTAATAAGCTGCCATAAAACGATCAGGATCATTGACCGCTTCAATCACATCAGTAATTCCCTTGAAAAAAGTTTTATCTGTTAGATTTTGCGTGATAGCCGCAGAAATCATTGCTGCCAAACCATCCCTGTCTTCTTCGTTCATAGAGCCAGCTATATCAGAGAAATCAGCAGACAGACCCAATATAATTCCCAGAGGTTCAACGCGGTTGAAAGCTAAATATCGCTTCCTTCCGTCTTCCTGCTCTATGACAAATGAATAAGGTTGCCAGCCCGTTTCTCTCGTCCTTTGTCTCGCCTTGGAATCAGTTGGACCGGAACCCGTTATCTTTCCATCGGCAGCAGCAATAGCAGCACTTGCTCCAGCCATCGAAGCCAGCGCCATCTTTGCCTGCTGTGCATCTTTTGCTGCTCCTTTCATCCCCTTGTACTCCCTCATAAAAGCGCCCATAGGAGTTCTTTCAGCAGCAAAACGTACAATGTTAACCGGAGTCCTTACAAAAGGAGCAACCAATCTCATCGCAGGCACTTTTGCCTGGGCTTTTGTCAAATACTGACTTATTCCCTCAAGGGGCTTGGTAAAGGTAAGGTATCTGGCGTTGTCTGTGCCTTTAAGGTTGACTTCCTCTTTTAGTTTTTTCAACTCTTTAACGGTCATGCCCAATTCGTCTGCTCTTGCTTTTACCAGTTTTGTTGTTTCCGCCTTATTCTTGCCGGTAGGCAGATCATCAATGACCCCCTTCATGTGTTGTGCAAATTCTCTGGTGTTTGGCTTCAATCCGGCTTTTGTCGCGCTCCGGTAGGCTTGAGCATTAAGCTCCATTCTGTAACCAATGGACTTAAAAAACTCATCAGAGGACATGAGCGCCCTGCCCGGAAGACGGACAAATTGACCCAATCTCCCTTTTATTGCTTTTTCCCTTCTGGCCTCCAGTTTTGAGAAAACGTCCGAAGGTGTTTCCGTAAGAAATGTTTTCTTTGCTAAAGAAAGACCCTCCCTGGCTCCCTGCAAATAACCCCAAGCCCTCGCATTAACTTCGCCAAAAGTCACCCGGTCAGGCGTTCTCTTCAAAGCGCCAATTCCAGCGGCTAAATACTGTTCAGGTATAGACCAAAGCCCGGTCAAAATATTTGATAAGATATTGACCACATGAGTCTGTGGCCCTGACAAAAGACCGTTGATCCACGCTTCAAGCCATTTGTCGCTTAATGTAGGGTCATTCAGTTTGTTAGCTAATTGATTCATATTAGCCACATCTTTAGGGTCAGAGGAGGAAAGCATTTTAGCTATGTCTCGCATATTACCCTTTCCGCCAGCAGCATTTATCATTTCATCTATATCTGCCCCAACAACATATCTCCACTGCCTTAATGCCCTGCCTGTTTCGGCCCTCATAGCTCTAACCTGACCCTGCAAAGCAACGTGCATTTCAAGCGCATCCTTCAGCCTCAAAAGGTCTGCCTCTGAACCAGAGTTTCTGGCAATCACCGCTAAATTATGAAGCCCCAGTGCGCTTTCAGCCATTAACTCCCTCATCCTGTACTGTTCTCCGTCATTCCACATATCTGTAAAGTCCTTAGACCTTATCTCATCGGGAGTCAGACCGGATTCTCTTGCCAAGGCAATAACACGTTCCTCTGTATGCACCTCGTCCATGTAATGCGCCAGTTCATCAGCTTTGGTAGCTTCAACATTACGCAAAACTCTCTGCAAATCGTCTGTGTTTTCTATGGTAGTACCAACATATTTTTCTAGCGGAAGCGGAGTACCCCTTGCCGTAGCAATGCTGTCTGAAACAACTGAAGAGGATTCAAGAACCTCGTCAACAGAAACCCCCAGACGATCCGCGTTAATCTGGGCAATAGAACGCTCCCCTCCAACATCGCTGGGATTCGCCTTATCAGCTTTATCAATTTCCTCTAAGGCTTCATTTGTTTTTCCCTGTTTAAGTTTAGTCAGCCCTCTTATGCTATGACTTATCGTTGCAAACATAGCGCCCAGACCCGCGCTTTCTATCGCAAGTTTGAATCTCGCTTCTGCCTCAGTATCATCCTCATCAGCCTGTAAATACTCGGTGATAGGATTACGCAATACGGGGAACTCCTGAACCAGATCAGACAATTTTTCATCAAATGGATTAAAAACTGCTTGCTCTGTAAGGATTGCAGCACCTTCCGCCCTTGCCAGGGTGCTCAAGGCTCCCTTGCCCAGACCGATCATTTTCAATGCTCCGAGATAAGGGATAAAAAACTGAGACATTGTTCTTACCACGTTCCCTCCCGTTGTTTCTGCCGGAGCTACCTGCCAAGACTCGGGAAGTTTTATCGGCTGAAACGGTCTCGTTGCATTTTCAGGGGTGTAATCAAGATCGTAATTGCCCTTTTCATCGAAAAAGGAAACCCCTGCCCATTTGGCGGGCCTGTTAACCACAAGATCAAGAGTGTTTTGTGCTGCATCCATAACTCCCCCCCAAATTTGGGCAGGGATGCTATCTTTGAAGGAATCATCATCTTCAGTGCTGATTTCAGAAAAAGACAAAGGAGTTGAATCAGTTTCTGTTTGAATAGCTTCTTTTGCAGCAACAGCATCAATAATAGCCTGCCTCTCTGCTTCAGTCGGAACGTCACCCGCTATTTCATAATCTCCCAAACCCTGTACCCGAATAGTTCCCATAACTATTTATTCGACTACATCAGAAAGATTCAGAGAAGAACCAAAAGCATCCTCTACTAATCGATCAATCCTTGATATCTCCATTCCTAAATCCCATAGTTTTCGTTGATTCTCGTCAAGAGCTTCCAGACCTTTTACCAACTTGGTAGTGCCAGAAGCGGGATCATACATCGATACACCTTCGTCCATCGTTCTAAACAAACCGTCCATCCGATCCCTTATGCCTGGCTGTGACATTGTTGTTATTAGGCTTTCCACTGCTTCCCTGTCTGGGTGGCCCTCGGGCAAAGTGTCTCTGTAGTAGTGCAATTTCTGTAATTGAGTCATCCCCGTCAGCGGATTAATACTCCTTTGCGGAGCAGGAATAGCAGCAAGCATGGAAGTTTGGGCTGTAAGCTGTCTGTCCAAATCAGCAATTTCTTTATCAGAAAGTCCTTTCGCTTTGGCAAGTTCAAGCGCAGAAAGAGAATCCCTCATTTTCTGTTTTATAGCTTGCGCCTCGGATACGTCTGCTCCGGCAAGACCCTTACCTTCATAAATAGATTTTCCTATTGATGTAAGAATAGAAGCCACCACATCATCGTCTACACCCTCCGTAATGTTTGCTCTTAAAGCCTCATAATCAGGAAGGCTTGTTTCTGTTTTCAGTAAATTCTCAATAGTTCCCATCCTTTCACTCAACATACTAAGCAACCGATCATTAACCGATAAAGGTGATCTCGGGCGGGCATCCCCATCCTCAACTTTACCGTTTACAGGAGCAACCTCTTTACCGTCCGTGGAAGACACCTCAATCACACCACCAGGTTGTATTAAATTCAGGGCATCAGCCCCATGTTTCTGAAAAACATTAGATCCCAAAGTTGAATCACCGTCTAATAATGTCTCTCCTGGGGTTAAAGCACCGCTAAATAATCCAGATGTTTGAGCATCAGTTAGACCATCTGTATCTTTGCCAATGTCGGCTTCAGAAGCTCTAATCATATTCTCATAATTGGTTACTGAGCCGTTGCTTGTATCTGTTTTCGGTCCGGTTGGGGCAAGAAAATGTTCCAAATTCGGTGGAATAGGATGTCCTTGTCTTTTCAATTCTTGCAAATGGAGTGCTATTTCCGCATCAGTCATATTAGTGGGAACAGGCTGCTGAGTATCGTCTATGGCTGTGAGCGACCCTTCTCTCATCCTGATTACACCGCCGCCGGACAGTTCATTGGTTTGATTATTTTGATTCTCAAGAATGAAGGCTATTGCATCAGCCCTGCTCCCTGGAGGCTCTGAAGCCCCTCCATTAAATACCGAGGGTTCCGATGTTACACTCGCTGGAGCACCTTCATTTGTCCCTGCATCAAGCATACTATCGATAAGCGCCAGTCCTAAGGCCCCTCTGGTTGTTTTTTCATACCTTCTAAACGGATATGAAAAAGCCCGGCCAGTCCCACTGCCAACAGATTTAGCCGCTAATCCCCCGGCTCGCCAAGGATGTTCTTTTATTAGGCGGTCATACCATTCCTGCCCTCCTTTTCGCCCCCTGCCCGGGCCTTTTTGTCCCAACTGAGCGGCAATTCTTTGGCCCAGGTTGGACCGAACTGAGGGAGGCAAAACATTTCTACTTTGATATAAGCTCTTAATACCTCTTCCTATTGCTGGCAATTTTGTCGCTAATTGAGTACCCCTTGCGGCCCAACCAAGGGGAGTAAACGTAGCCGCTGTCAGTGCTACATCCGACCAGTCAACAGTGCCATCTTCATCCGTATATTGGTCAATAATCCAATCTAATACATCTCCTCCCACGCCTAATGCTTCCCTTGCCCCACCTGCTACTGAATCCCTAAATTCTTGATATCCACCTTCCTTCATCCTCACAACACCACCACCGGACATCGGCAAGACAGAAGCAATACCCATATTAGTGGGATTTGCCATTGCCATTTGAGAGGGGTCCATGTCATACATACTCTGAGGATTAAACTTGGAAGCATCCTCTACCAGAGAATTAGGCGGAACCATGCCGCCACCGGCCATTGCCGGATAAGGCATCCTGCCACCCCTTGCTGCCAGCATTTGGGGCTGAGCGTTCATCTGCGCTGAGATCATCTCAGGGGGCATTGGTGGTTGCTGCATGGCATTAGAAGGCGGCATAGCCCTTCCAGAAGCCCCTGGTGGCATCTGTGGCTGCAATGCTCCAATTCCTTGTGGTGCGGTCGCTTCAGCAACAATTTGCTCACTTACCGTTCCCTGAGGTTGTTCCTGTTGGGCAAGAAACCTCTTTTCCTGATCTCCCAAGTCCTTAATTCGTTCCACAACAAGGAACATCGGCAGAGCGCCAGATGGATTCTGTGCATAATTAATAAGAGCTTCCTTGGAAAGCCCCATGACCTGATCCTGCTGTTCGATAATATTTGGCATAGTTCTTACCTCAACCCACGATAGAGACCAACGCCAGCAATACCGCTACCCAGCAATCGTTCCATGCTGCTCGGGCCTCCGTAAGTTGCCTGAGTTGTTCCCGGTGTGATCGGCAAACCTCTGAGCATCTGGTTGAACATACCAAGCTGCTCTCTCGGAAATGCCTGCTGTCGCAGGAAGTCCTGGTACTGCATCGTTAATCCCTGCTGCTGTAGCTGCCTCTGCATCTCCCCTGCTGCCTGCATACTCTTCAACCGCTCGTAAGCCATCTGCTGTTCCTGGGAACCCAGGCCACCTAGTTGCTGTGCTGCACGAAGCTGTTGATCCCTTGTTGCCTGATCGAACCCAAGACCTCTGAGACCCAGTTCTGCTGCTGCTCTTTGCTGCTCAACATTAAACTGTTGTGCGCTCATTCTGGCTTGGTTCTCAGCCTGGCGACCCCTGTCTTCAATCTCCTGTGCGGTCATACCCATCGCGCCAGCCTGTTGTCTCGCAGCTTCTCCGGCCTGATAAACACCAAGCTGTGCCTGCTGCTGTTGCTGGCGCAACTGCTCATTAGTCATAAATTGCTGCTGACCGAAACGCTCACCTTCCTGCAAAGCCTGCTCTCTGGCTTGCCCTGTCTGTAATCCAAGCTGTCCTGCCTGCAACCTTGCAGCACGATCAGCTTCAAATGCCTGCTGTGCCTGCTGAAACGCTGCCTGACTACCTCTGGTCTGAATGTCACCTAACTGCTGACCAAGATTGCGCTCACGCTCGGCCTGCATAATGGCCTCTCGATAACCACCCATACCACCAGCCTGCGCTGCCTGTTGCCCTATCTGGCTTCCTGCTATGTCTGATTCTCGTCTAGCTTCACGCTTCTCAACGTCCGTCACCATCTGTTGGTACGGACTCATGTAGCTTTCAAGCGTCTGGGGATCGGCAACCGTACCCGGGGAGAATCCGGGGCCGAACTGCCCCCCTGGGGGACCAATGCCGGGACCGCCATCGGGCGCACCAAGCGCCCAGACATCACCCGGTCTGCCAGTGTAGCCAACCTGTCTCGCGCCAGCCTGATAGTCTTGCGATATATCTCCAGCCTGATAACCGGGGTCTATCTGAGGACCGGCATATTGAGAAGTAATAGGTTGTGGCTGAAACTCCCTCGCCATAGACAGCCCCTGACCTACAGGCTGATAACCTGTTCTTGAGGCAATGTCAGAGGCTTGCCGCATCTGCCAAGGCGTTCCGGCAGCAGCCATCTCCGTCATACCCTGCATCGACATACGCTCTTCCGGCGTAAAATCAGCCATCCGAGAACCTGTGTAGGTCTGGTATGGACGGGCAGACTCGTAAACTGTTCTTTCCAGCGCCTTCCTGAAATATGGCTCGGCATATTCGGGAAGATTGCTGCTGATCTGGGTAACTTCTTGTGGGCCAGAAGGTCTGCTGCTGCCGCCTTTACTCATTTTGACACCTCTTTCTCATATACCGTATAGGAACGCTTGAAGCCATCCTGCTCAAGCCATTTCCAGAATCCATGCCTTGCGGTGCCTTCAATACCATCGCATTCATTGTCTTTAGCCCAGCTATTGAACTTTTCAAGCATCTCCCATACCCAGCCATTGAAGTTTTTTCCGCCAATATACTGCATAGCCAGCATTTTCTTTTTCGGGTAGAAAACAAATTCAGTCGTGCCTACCCCCTCAATCACATTATCCTCGTTAAAGGCCACCCACAAATGCTGTTCCATTTTACGGACAGACTCATACAGTGATTGCATATCCCATCTGCCACGCGATCTTGCAATCGCAGGAGCAAGGTGCTCCTCGACATCATCCCACAGCGTCTGCACATAATTTGGAGGAATCAGCGCAACCGTATGTGTAACAACTCTTGGTGCATTTTTGGCATGAACTCTCGGCTCACGAGAAATGTCCTTAATCTCAACATCCTGTTTTAATGCTAATTGGGTCATGCCGGCATTGCCGTTCTGGGGTCAATCTCGGGAGGTTGTTGCGTCATTCCTGTTCTGGCCTGACGAATATCGGACATCATCCTGTCGAGTTCACCGGCCCCGGCATCACTACTGCCATTACCAATACCGGAAACTACGTCTGCCGGGACAATGTACTCACCGGGAGAAACGGCCACTCTCTGCTGATCTCCGATAGATCCCATAATTTCATCAGACATTCCATCGCCCTGACCTTGGATCATCCCTTCGTTCTGAGCACCAGGCTCTACGGAGGCCAACACCTGCTGCCGGAACATTTGGAACGCTTCCGGGCCAAACTGCTGGATAAATGCCTGAATGATTGCATCGACCTGTTCTTGAGGAATCTGACCTAACACAGCCATAGCCGTTAACTCCACTAACTGTGTTGTTTCAGCATCCATACCCGCTGTTGGACCGGCCATTGCCGGGTCCATTGCCATTGCGGCTTCAGGAGCTTGACCGACCAGTTCAGTTATACCGCCTTCTTGGTACCCCCGAATTTCTTTTCTAAGCTCACTCCACTCCCTTAAATCGCTCCGGTACTCTGCCCTGTCATCATCGCCATAATCACGACGACTTGGCTTCAAATCATTAAGCTCCTTAATTGTCATAGCAGGCTTTTTAGGGGCCCGGGTTCTTGCCGGAACTCTGGCAGGCGCTACTACCGGGGAAGGCGAAGGAGTTCGTGGAACGCCCGGAGGGCGAGCAGCCATCGGTGGACGAGCAGCCATCGGTGGCGCGACCTGCGGTGGAGGCATAGGTGGCATTACCGGAGGAGGCATAAATGGCATTGCCTGAGGTTGCATTACCGGAGGAGTGGGCGCACCAATTTGCTTGTTGGGCGGCACAAAGATTGGGGCGGGTTTATCCGGGGTAAAAGGAGTGACCATAGACGGCGGCGGACCCATCACAGGAGGTGGCGGAACTACTGCTGGTGGCGCTACTGGCGGAGGAGGCATGATCGGTGGCCGCATTCCGGGCTTCTTCCCCATTCCCGGTCCACCCATTCCTAATCCACCGCCTATTCCTGTATCTATGGCGTCATCTGGAAGCGTAAATGGTGGAATTACTGCTGGTGGCGCTACTGCCGCAGGAGGCATGGGTGGAGGCTGGGGCGCTGGAGGCGCGTTCCTCTTTATCAAGTCCGCGTATCTTCTTGCTCTTCCTGGCATTGGCGGAACCACGGGAGGCGCTACAGTCGGTGCTGGGACAGGGGGAACTGCTATTTGCGGAGGCGGCTGATTTTGAGAAGCCTGCCACTCCCTTAAATCACTCCTGAAATCTGCACCTTCTTCATCACCGTAATCTCTTCGCTTGGGTCGTGACTCAATAGGAGGAGAAACCTCTCCCTCAACAACATTTCTATCATCAAGGTTTTCCCACCAATTCCTGTCACCCTCATCATCAGGATAATCAATGTTGTCAAAATCAAATCCCCTGACAATATCGCCTAACCCGCCAAATAGCCCACGGCTGTTACCTGTCCCCGGTATCCTAAAATCATCAGGAGGAGGTGTTATAGCAGGATCAGTCGTTACGGGATCAAGAATAATATCCGGCGGAGTCGGTGAATTAGGATTCAATGGGTCAAGAAAACTCGGATATTCTTCTGGTTGCCTGAAAAACTGAATTTCAGGATCAATCCCCGGACGATGCCCGGCGGCTGCTAACTGTCGCATCTGGTCTGCTGATATCACCTGTGGTCCGCGCAGAGCACCCTGAATCTGCGCGGCAGACATACTTGGTGTATTAGCAGACATACTTCCTGCATTAGGATTCAATCGATCAGGAAAGCTCGGATTTCCATAATAAGGGTGGGGGTTACTATAAAAATCTCCGTCGTTAATCATTCCCCCTCCATTCATCCGTACAGGCTCTCCCATCAACCTGGCAAGACCTTCTCGCTTGTTGCTGTAATCAGATGGGTTCAGAGAAATTAACCCGCCACCGGCAGCAAACATTGGTGTAGCCCCATATCCTGTAGGCGCATATCTTGGGTCGCGCGGCTTGATGCCCTCCTCGGGCCATCCATAGTCGTAGATTCTCTGGCGTACCGCTCTTTCATGGCCTTCTTCAGCTTCAGCCAAAGAAGCCTCCCTGTCTGCATCAAGACCTGCTTGTGTTTTTTCCAGATCTTCCAGCGCATCCAATCTGCCTAATTCAGCGCCAGCAGCACTAGAAAGAATAAGATTACCAGCTACATCTTTACTAAAATCAAGTTCTCCGGCTCTGCTCCAATCAATGCGACCATCTCTTGTAAAACCCCGACCAAGAAGCCCCTGGGTTTCAGCCCCAGGAGTAATGGCAGAAGTAGCAGCATCAGCCAGACTGCCAGCAACACCAGAATCACCAACAAAATCCGCCGTAGGTAAATCACCGCTTAATGGTGGTAACATTTCGTCCAGTACAGGCATTTCAGTAGCAACATCAGTCAGACCAGTAGTAGCAGCATCGGTCACAACATCAGTCACACCAGTCGCATCAGGCAGAACATCAGGTACATCAACATCAACGGAAGACGGAATGGCATCAAGAATCTTGCCCATACCGAAGCTAGTTAGCCCTCCGAGAATCCCCTTCCCCAGGTCTCCTGTTTTCGCCCAAGTAAGAGCACCGCTTAATAAAGCACTGCCTCCTGCCCCCAACCCTAACCAACTGCCCAATAACGGCGCAAGGAAAGGCAGAAACGCCTCCTGCTGACCTGTCACTGGATTGGTGGTTAGCCTTCCGGTCGGAGAGAGCGCAGCAATACCCTGAACCTCTATCGGGTTCATGTGTACCAGCATGGAATCGCCGTAGCGTCCATACTGAGCCAAGTTGTCAGCAGTTCCCTGCAAAGGAGGTGCGTAACTATTCATAATAAAATCCTACTTGGTCTCAACACCAAATAAAGTAAATGTCATGTCCACTGCGCTCGCATAAGTCTTGACAACATCTTTCTGCCCCAGACAAATGCCAATAACTGCTGTAAATGTCGTATTTGCTGCAACAGACTTGTCATAATAAAGAAACTGTTTGTCATTGTCCGCAGCCCCGGCAACATTAACCCGAAGTCTGAATGTAATCGCGCTTCCTGTCCTGTTACAGGCCAGAAACGAACTAACCGTAGTCTGGGTAAGGTCTGGAACCGTGTACAGAGTCTCCTGCGTTGTAGCCGCACAATCCAACTGACCGAGGACTTTAATGATGTCACTCACGATCCCCCCGCGCCCATCAGCAAGAACTGGAATCTGCGCATTGCCAGGCTACCGTCCTTGTCACCCTGAGTCTTTGCCAGAACCACATCGTTCTTGACGTCCTGAAATGACTGCTCAATCGTCAGGCGTGTTGTTGCCTCATTATGTGACTCATACTCCTCGGGTGCTACCGGCAACGGAATGACTCTGCTCTGCGCCATTATCTTCTCCCGTCCGGCCTCATATCGAAGCGTAAGTCGCCTAAACGCCAGCCATAGCCGCTTTCACTGCTTTCAATGCGGAAAGCAGAGGAACGGGTTCTGGCCCTTAAAAATGCCTGTTTTGTCGTTGAGGTAACTGTAGAGGTCGATAAGGTTGTCGTGTCCTCTAAAGGAAAATCCTTTCCTTTGATGATTACATCCATCGAGGCATCGTCTGTATTTCCCTTAAAGGTAAAATCAGGAATCAGCTTGCTTAACAGCATATACCGCTCCCCATCGCCCATCTCTACATCCCCTGATTCAATGTAAGCGGTCATCGCTGAACCATCAGCATCATGCCCCCGCTCTTGAATATAGATGTAGTTATTGTCAGAACTGGTAATTACCGAGGACGCAATCGGGTAGTTCTTGCTGTTAGCCTCAATCCAGGCACCTCTTACCATCGTGCCAATCGTCCAAAGCTGTTCCATGTAGTTATAAGTTACATAATTCGTGTTGTCTGTTTCATTAGAGCCTATTGGATAAAACCAAGTCACCTCGTTATGATCTGCATTGGTAGAGGAAAAAACCTTAAAAGACTGGTCGATATTGATATTGCTGAATACATGGTCAAGCACAGAACACGGGATTCTCTGTACAGAACCGTTATAAACATAAAAACCACCACGATCCATGAAGTAAACGGCCCCGCCTGCGTTTATCGCAGCTTTAGGCGAAATCATGGAAATGCCTTCGTTAACGACACTAAACTGGAAAATGAAGGGAGAACCAATAAATCTCATGGAATGAATACCGGCATCAGTCCAGATAAGTATTTCCTGTCTTGTTTTTAACGCCCCGATAATCGTAGAGCCTGTGCTGAGAATTACGCCACCAGCACTGTTAATCGCTGTTGGAGTCCAGTCTGCGGCAGACTCGCTGTCGCTCCACCTGACATGAAGCGGATCAATGGTTGATGAACCAATCGGGTTTACTCCAAAACAGATAACGTGCTTGTCTACATCCGACATCATTACCTGTAATGCTATTGTTGGCGCGTCAGAGGCTCCTGAAACGGCAGATAACGCAGTGGCCCTGGTTGATGTTCCGGCACTCTCATCCCAGTAGTACACGCCACCAGCGCGTACATTAAAAACCAGGTCATCGCCAAAGACATCCTGACTATACAAACGCAACTGACCAGCAGCAGAAAGACTGCTCGCACTACCAAAGGTACTTGCGCCCCATTTATCAGAACCCCACCCGACACCCTGAACGTAGTTAGTCAGCCCGGTATTGATCTGGTATGCCCCTACGACAGAAGAACCGCCATCCCCTGAATCACTGCTATTGGCAAGAACCTCATCACCATCAGTATCTTTGGCCTCTATGGTATAAACATTGGCGCTAGTAACGCTGGCAATCTGGTATTCCTGATCGAGCACCGTTGCGGTGATATTCCCACCAAGACTATCCGACCCTGAGAACGTGACAAAATCGTTTTTTTCCGCTCCATGACTTGTATCGGTGACGGTTATCGTAGCGTCATCATTGGCAACTTTGGCAAAGGTGACATCACCGGCACTGGTGGTCGCTCTTATAGGTGTTACATCGTAAAAAGATGACCCCTCGTTAACGTAAAACTTGAGGTGGGTTCCAAGGCCAATGTAAGCAATTCCATCAATGACTACCCAGTCCTCCAGAGACCGGCATACGCCAAGAAACGAATTAGAACTATATTTTTCCCAGCCGCCTATCTTTTCTGGCCTGCCCTTCCTGAACCGAACCTTATCAGCGTCATACCAGCCAGCGTCAGCACTGTACTCAGTACCTTCTCTGTTTATTCCTGGCTGAAACTGTAGTTTGGTTAACGGCATAGTTATCTCACATAGGGATTAAAAGGCATTCTTGGAGGCATATAAGACGGGTAGCTTGAAAGCAAAGAACCTATTCCTCTCGGCACTCCATAACCCTGATTAAAAACTCCGCCAAATGAACCGCCATACGGAGAAGGAGGCATATAGGGAGAAGGAGGCATATACGGAGAAGGTTGATATCCACCGAATCCTCCACCGAATCCTCCACCGAATCCTCCACCGAATCCTCCACCGAATCCTCCACCGAATCCTCTGCCAAATCCTCTGCCATACGGCTGCGGTCTCATCCCTTTGCCCGGACTGCCATAAGAAGAAAACGGCATCGGTTGCATTATCTGAGGAGGAGCAACCGGAGTCTGGTCTATCGGGGGGGGAGCAACAGGCGGACGAAGAGTCGGAGGAGGAGCAACCGGACGAAGAGGCGAAGGAGATGGCTGTTCCCGCTGCACCGCCTCTAACTCCGTCCCCCCCGGATACTGCCCTGGCGGAGCAAGAGGCTGGGCCATCGGCGCTCTGCCCTTGCCAGGGCCGCTTGGGTATCCTCCACCGAACTGAGGCTGCTGGTACCCACCAAATCCTCCACCGAACTGAGGCTGCTCATAGCCCCCCTGTCCGCCAATTCTTCCGCCCATGCCCATAAAAATATCCCTAGTACGACCCGGTACGGATCATTTGGGTCAGTTCTTTCGCCCTGTTACCCACCTGACCAGACCAACTGGAATCCATGAACTGATCGGCTGCTTCATTCCAGTCCCCGGAAGCCATTCCTGCAAGCGCCTTCTTGAACGCTCTCAGGCGTGTCTGACCAAGATTAAAGCTGATGTCGATCATTGCATCCTGACGAACATCATCAAGACCCGCAAACCAGCCATATTCAGAATCAAGCTCTGAAACAACACGGTCAATATCATTCTGAAGAAGGTAGTCCACTTCATCATCTGACAAGCCTATCCCGCCTTCAGGGTCTATATTCCTGCCAACCCCGACCGTAATCTTTGATGCACTGCATTTATAAGCGTGTGTTTCCACGCCCTCATGCACCTTCAGCATTTCAACCAGTTTTTCTCGCATTCTTTCCTCTTGAAACCCAAGCCTCGTCCTGTTCTGTTTCGGGATCATCAGCGATATACCGGCCTTTCCCGTCCCTTGCCCTGACCATCTCGTCAGGAACCTCAGAAGTGGCTCCCACACCAATAGGAACCGACTCACTGACAGGCTCTGTATCTTTGGAAAAAAAGCCTAATAATCGACTGAAAAAATTCATTTCTGCTTCGCCTTTCCTATATTCAAAGCCAGCAAATCAACCAGCTTGTAGAGTTTACCGATCCACACATCATCCTTCGGTGTCGGCGTCGATGCCGCAACAAGGCTCGCAACAGTAACAATCATCGTCAATACGCTGATTGTTGTCATTATCGTACCCATATATACCCCCTAATTGACTTCTTCGGTTTGTTTTGCAATCTGATCGGTGATGTCCCATACGTTCAGGTTCGACGCGATTGTCCTGCGCTCGCCCTCACCCTTGAACGGATACACCATATGCTGTAGCCATGACGGGAACATATAAAGTTTTCCTACCTGGGGCTGCAACGATGTGGACTGCGGTGGCCGTAACCGCTCAACATCCATAAGCGAGTTTCTGCCGTACTGAAATGCCAGATAGCCGTCACAAGCTCCACTGGAGTTGTAAAGATTATAATTCGGCGTTCCTGCCGTTGGCTGATCCAGTATCTGCTGCGGCACTTTCGTCCAGCAGGTTACTGAAATCCCCATGATCGTTTTAGTGCCGTGGTCATGGATAGGATTGTAGTCACCCTCAAAGCTGTGGACTGACCACAACTCGTCAACCTCGACCTTGCGTGTTCCTGTCAGGATGTTTGCCGTCTGCTGGCTGAAGTTCTTGATATACTCAATTCCAAGACCACAGATTAAATCAGAAAACTCCTTTAACTCAGGAGCTTCGTGATTCATCGTCAGTTGCTGCCCATGCTGAATCTGGCCTACCAGAGTCCCCGCATGAGAGCGACGATCCTCACTTTCAAGAAGTTCATCCAGATAACCATTGAGACCATCAACCATTTCTGAAGGCAAATCGGTTTCCAGCATAAATGCCGCAGGCAGGGTCCAGTTCTGAAATTGAATTTCTGGCATTAGCTCGGAATCGTGTAGCTTGTATCTGGCACAGGATTCGACGGTGGGCTGGTAATTACGCTGTCCACCTGACTCGCAAACACCGCGTCCCAATGGCTCGTCGGGCAAAGCGCCTCTAGCTCGGATTTAGACCAGCTGCCTTTCGCCTTTTTAGCAAAAACCGTAACGCCATCATCATCTACATTATTAACGTCTGTAGAAAACGTGCTGGTGTAGTACGTCGAATCGCCTTCACTGTCGTTCTCATACGTCATTTTCAAGTCCCACTTTTCCACCTTGCTCGACTTAACGTGCGGCACGGCGGTTGTGAGTGTTTTCGTTACGGCCATTTTATTCTCCTAATTTCGATTTTAGTTCCTCTACTTCAGCCGATAGTTCTTGAACAGCATTTACCAGCATCGGCACAAACTTACTGTATTTAAGTCCGTACATCTGCCCGTCTTCACTAAGACTGGAGATTATATTTTTCTTGTCTGATTTGCCAAAGCCTAGCTGCTCCTCTAACGAACTCACATCCTGTGCAAGAAAGCCCACATCCAACTGATCTTTCTTATAAGTGCCATCAGGAAAAATGTCTCTTTCATCGCCATAAAGACTACGCTGATCCCAGCGGTAAGTTTTTGGTTGTAGTTGATTAACGAACTCCAAGCCTACATTCAAATCTTCTACGTCAGTTTTATCCCGTGCGTCAGAGGCAACGGTCCAGTCCACTTGGATATGCGCCTCGGTAATATTTTCATCACCTAATACTATTTCGTTGCTGCCTGTGCTTATAGCACCGCCGGGACTGCCTGATTGACCTGCATCGAACCCAAGCAGAAGATTATTTGAGCCTGTGGTTACACTGAGGCCAGCGTTGCGGCCAAGAGCAGTATTACTGGCTCCTGTACTGTTTGCTGATAAAGCCTCCCTTCCCACAGCAGTATTGCTGCTTGCCGTGGTATTAGCGTCCAGAGCTAAATAGCCCATTGCAACATTGCTGCCGCCTGTGGTAGCAGCCGCCAGTGCTGAAGCCCCCACTCCCACGTTTTCTGCGCCCGTGGTAATCGCATTTCCTGCCGATTTACCTACCATTGTGTTGGATGACGCTGTAGTTGCGGTACTCAGGGCCGCGTCTCCCACAGCAACATTTTGGTTGCCTGTTGTATTCGCGTCCAAGGCTAACGACCCCACTGCAACATTTTCTGCACCTGTGGTATTTGCTGTTAATGCGTCTTTGCCCACAGCAGTGTTGCGGCTTGCGGTAGTGTTGCTACTAAGAGAGCTTTTACCTACCGCAGTGTTGTTAGCACCTGTTGTATTGCTTCCTAAAGAACTTTTACCCACTGCGGTGTTGTAACTTGCTGTGGTGGCGTTTGATAAAGCACTATAACCAACAGCAACATTCTCTGCGCCAGTGCTGTTTGTGCTTAAACTAGATGAACCTACAGCCGTGTTTTCACTTGCTGTTGTATTTGCATCTAAAGCAGCATAACCGACAGCAACATTATCAGCGCCTGTGGTATTTGCCCCTAATGCGGCATACCCCATTGCCGTGTTGTTGGAGGCGGTAGTGTTTGCGTCTAAAGATAAATACCCAACTGCCGTATTCGATGCTCCCGTGGTATTAGCCCCTAACGCAGTACGACCTAATGCAGTATTCGCTGTACCCGTTGTGTTCGCGACTAAAGCCTCTCTACCTACCGCAGTCAAATCACTAACAGTAGTCAATGCCCCTAAAGCATCTCTTCCTATCGCTACATTAGATGCGCCTGTAGTAATTGCATCTCCAGCTAAATAACCAACTGCTGTGTTGTTTGAAGCCGTGGTGTTAGCAGCTAATGCACTTTTACCAACCGCAACATTTGATGCTCCGGTAGAATTAACCAGCAAAGCACTAGCGCCCACGGCAGTGTTATGATCGGCTGTTGTCGTAGCCCCACCAGAATTGTCCCCGACAAAAGTATTATTACTTCCCGTTGTAACAGCATCCCCGGCTGCATATCCCACTGCGGTGTTGTCTGTTCCAGAGCTATTAGCTGTTAAAGCCAGCGTTCCCACCGCAGTATTCTCGGCTGCGGTGGTTGCTACCAGTAGAGCACCAGAACCCACCGCGACGTTGTTTCCGCCCGTTGTTATGGCTCCGCCTGCGTTATCACCGATCAGGGTGTTGTCTGAGCCAGTTGTAACGGCATCCCCGGCTGCATCACCGACTGCTACGTTATCCGTACCTGATGAATTTGCCGTAAGTGCAGCCGTACCAACTGCCACGTTATTACTTGCCGTGGTCGCAACCAGCAGAGCGCCAGAACCAATGGCTACGTTCGATCCACCTGTTGTAATCGCTCCTGCCGCGTTATCACCTACTGCGGTATTGTCCGTTCCAGAAGTCACCGCATCAAGTGCGGCCTCACCTATGGCGACGTTATCCGTTCCGGTCGTTAAAGCTGTACCTAAATTGCCAGAACCCAGTCCTACGTTACCCGTGCCGCCCGTCATGTCCAAGACATCGGTAACTGCGGCTCCTGAACCCGCGCCATCACAAACGACCATCTTGATTCCGCCATTGGGAATCACGACGTTAGCGCCTGTGCCTTGAGAGATCGTTACCTGATATCCGGCACTGTTCTGAATAATCCAAGTCTTGTTGACTGTATTAGGAGCCAGAGTAACTGTGTTAGTGGCCGTAGTAGAACCTGTCAGCGTCAGGGCATAAGCTCTTGCAGCATCGGAAGCGCCATCAGCCATCGTGATGGTGTGCGTCGTGCCGGTAATTCCCTCTGAGCCACTTCCCCATGCTTCCGCAATTAACTCAAGATTCGTGTTCGTGCTTGTACCCCAAGTTCCTGATTCGTCACCAGTAGCGATTTCTTTCAGCCTGAGATCATTTACATAAGTTGCCATTTAAGCTACCTCTTTCCATTCAGGAGTCTGGTCGGCATCCACCGAACTCCAGTCAGGCGTTTGTGAATTTGATACAGATGACCATGACGCATCCTGTGTTGTCGATACGTCGGTCCAATTAGGTGTCTGGGTATCGCTGACAGCACTCCAGCTTGCTGTCTGGTCTGTATCAACAAGTCCCCATATATTGACCCCGGAAGTTGTTGCCTCAACACTGTTACCGCTTGGCGTAACCACCGCATCTGAATTAACGCTGACACTTCCAGCAAGCGCCTGAGATTCAGGGCTGGTAACTTCAATAACATTGCTGGTAGAAATACTAATGCTTCCAACAGATGCAGTAGCACCCGGACCAGTAACGCTGACACCAGCAGCGGCAGTAATACTAACGCTGCCAACACTTGCTGTAGCGGAATTACCTGATGCCGAGACTCCTGCTGAAGCCGAGGGAGTAACGCTGCCGACAGACGCTGTAGATGCTGGCGCAGTAACCGATACGTTGGCAATGCCTGCAACCGTGACAGATGCAGTCGATGCAGTAACCGAGTTACCGCTTGCGCTAACCGAGGCTGCTGCTGCAACCGTGACAGACGAGGTTGATACTGTGGCTGAGTTGCCTGTGACTGATACGCCAGCGGCAGCAGCGACAGAAACGGAGCCAACAGACGCTGTTGATCCCGGCAATGCCTCTTCTGCATCACCCCAGGTACTTTCGCCCCACGCAATATTGCTGGAGTTCCAGCCCTGCCATGCGACTTTTGCATCTGCCACATCATCTACTCACTACGCGATTCTGATAATCGCATTGCTCGCATCGGCTGCGGGAAATGTGATCGTGAAATCGCCTGCTGTTGAAGTTTTATCCCCGCCAAAAGCGAGGACAACCACTGCCCTGTTTGCCGAACCCGCCGTAGTGCTTGAGTTGTAAATCAATGCACCGTTCGCGGTGATGGTCGCATCCGACCATGTACTGTCCGCAAAGTCTGTCAGGGCTGTCGTTCCAGAAGTTGAAGGATCAACATTCGTTAATGTATTACCTCCGGCGCTGTAGTTCGTGCCGGAAACTTCATTTGTGGTCGTATAGGCGGTAGTTGAGGCTGACATCGTGCTGCTGCTTGTATAAAGCGCAATCTTGAATGTATTCCCGGTTCCCGTAGTTGTAGTTGTACCGCCACCTGAACCATTGTGAAAATTGTGAATGCCCTGAAGCAATTCACTCTTGAAACTCGTTGCTACTGCTTGTGAGTGGGCCATATCATAGCCTCCTTAAAATATCTGCCATGTCTTCATGGCCCTGTTGCGTAAAAAGATTAGCAAGCGTCGTCCTGTCGCTTTCTATCGCATCATTGCAAGCCTTGACAATTACATGAAAAAGCCTGTTCTTGAATGTCTCTGCCTGCTCCCTGACTTCAGAGTCAGCCGATTCTGCAACAAAAACAATTTTAGGAACTGCCCGTTCCGCAATTTCTTCCGGCGTAAACCCCCGATACTCTGTTGTATGAACTTCACAAACCCCCGGTTTTACTGTTGCACTTAATTCAAGCATTAAATTCTCTGGTTCCTGACAGCCCCACTACGATAATTGTCAGTCGTACTGTAACCCTCTCCAAGCGATTTTAGATTAACCAGGGCATCCTGGTATTGTTTTTCATAAACCGCTAATAAATCCGGCTCTCCTTTCATAAAGGTATAGCCCTCTACCAGACACCCGTAAAGCAAAACTGTTTCTGCATTGTCCCCAAGCCAACTGGTTCCGTCCCCGGAGGTTGTTATGGAGGTCGGCTTGTAAAAATAATGAAGCTCGACAGAATAATTGCTGTTGGGAGTCGGGCCTAAAATAAACGAATCGTCATCAAACAAACCGTAATACTTGGGCGTAGCAGTTGTCGAAGAGACCGGATAAGCCTCTCGTATGAAGTTCACATCCTTAAAAATCAAATACTCATAACCACTATTATCAAGCGCCAGAGAGTACGGAGCCATAAAATCAGTAGGCGTTGAGAGATAGGCATTACCGCTGGTCATCGTTCCTGTCGTATTCTTTCTGAAATCGGGCAACTGAACGGATTTTAGTATCCGGTTTTCAGCCTGAACAATAATCGTTGGAAGACTATCCACAAAAGTAGTCTCAGTATTTTGCAGGTAATCCTGCATGGCACTTTTAAGTGTTGTAAATGTAAAGGCCATCAGCCTGTACTCACTGTAACTTTGCCGGCCACGGCAGTAATATCCAATCCCACTGTACGACTCCCAAGTGCTGAATTACCACCACCTACAGGATCAAAAGCATACAGCCTGCGACTCTCCGCTTCTCCCTGGTCCGGTCTGGGATTACGCAACGCCTGCGGGTCATTCATATTCAAACGACCAAGCTGTAACTGGGGCTGGTCTTCATCCACCACATCCCGACCTACGAGCAGGCCATTGGGCCTGCCGTTCTCTATCTGTGGCACCAAATCCTTGAGCGGATACCTGAACCCTGTGCGATCACAGAACCCGAAAGCCTTTTTACCTGCGGCATAACTGCTCATACCCGGCTATACCCCCCCGGTGTCATGTAAAACGAAGACTTGTCCCTGTCAGCATCTGCCGCCAAATCCCACTGCTCATCATAGATTTGCTTCAGCAATGGCGCTCTTTCAGAGATTTCCGGGCGCTTAATGCTGATGTAATAAGCAAGACCCGCCACCATGCAGGGCATAAACCGAGCCGGAATATCCACATTGTTAGAGGCCGGACTTCCCGTATCCTCTACCCTCTGTATGTAATAATAGTTAATCTTGTAAGTCACAGCGTCATCCGGGACGGGCCATACATTCAAAGCAATCGCGCCGGGGTCTTTTTCAATCCAGTACTGAACCGGACGACCCTGGGTCAGCTTGTTAGTAAGGTGGGAATACTGGCTGATTGAAATACGGGTCATGGTCATATCGCTCTGCTTGTCAGCATCCCCGTCATCGGTCCTTAACGAAGCCTCGACAATATCAAGCTGATCGCCGGACAAGGCATAACGCCCGGTACCCGCTGTAAGCGTCTGAGAGGTCTCCTGTACCGTCCAGAGATTCAGACCCTTGTTCTGCCATTCCAGAAACATTAAGTCCAGACTGCGCCTTGCTGTGCGATAGTCATACCCACTGCGCAACTCAAGGCCAGCCCGCTCATAGGCTTCCTCAAGAATGTCGCTCAGATCAAGATTGAACGAATATGTTCCACTGGTTGCCATTTATGCGTGTCTCCTTGATTGACGCATCACCTTAATCCTGGGCTTAGACCCTGGCTTCACTCCTTTCGGCAATTTCAGGGTCGATCCCGCATCCCTTTTCCCGGAGGGGCTGTTCCTGACCTGCTTCCCCATTTGAGATCGACTGATTGCCATTATCGCCTCTTCTTTTTCTTTGCAGAAGCCTTCTTTTTCTTTGCCGTTTTCTTTGCTTTCTTCTTTGCCGCATCTTTAGTTGAAACCTTTTTCTTAGGCGCTTTTGCCTTCGGTTCAGATGCAGGATTGGGCTTGGCAGGCTGCATCTCTGCAAGTTTTGCCCTGGCTTGTGATTCAGTCATTGCATCAAAAACAACAACATCGTATTCACCATCAGCGTTTTTAGTGCCAATCTGGTAAACAGGATCACCCATCGTGTCCGGGTGCATCGAAGTCCCGTTCTGAAAGATTTCTAACTTCGCCATAATAATCTCCTACGCATAACTTTTAATCATTGTCAGCGTAACAGTATAAGCGTCACCAGATGAATGACCTGCTGTAGTAAACGCTATATCGCCAGTTTTACCCGAAGCAGAGTTATTTTTTAACCCTCCAAAAGTGCTGTAATCCAGCGTATCTGCATAATCCGCAGGTAAGTGTACTGCCAGGACATTTGTAGACGCATCCCAAAGAAGCTGGACACTCATACCAAAAGTTGAAAATGTAATAGTCTCGATCGACACCCCGTTACAAGCGGCCCCTGTCATTGGGTCCGACTCAAGCGCAGAGACATCAACCTTTGTAACCGCAGATTCACCAGACCCATCACTGACATTGGTGAAACTCATTGTCACGCGACGAGCGCCGTCCTGAATGGTTTGACTTGTTACAGTATCAGCCATTTTTATCTCCTTAAAAGTAGCTGGATGGAGACAAGCCCCATCCAGCTAACAATCAGCCGTTACTCAAACGGTGTCGCTAACGTGCCGTCACCATGCAAGAAAGCCTCGCAATGCCAGACCGCTGCACTGGTTGCCACCAGGCGAATAATTCCACCCACAAGCCAGCCCTGTCCTGCCGTACCCAAATCAATGGTGTCGTCATTACTGGCATCAGGAATGAAGGTATTCATGTCCGTTGCCGTGGCTGGATCAAAAATGTGTGCAAAACCAGAAAACAGGTCACTGGAATTGTCCGTATTGATCTGCCCTGCGCCTGAGAAGGTGGTGCCGACAATAAAGGTGTAATTGATACCCGCAGCCGCAGTAGGCAGTGTTACAACAATACCTGCTGCCC